ATAGATGAAAATTTATATACTGCAATTTCAATGAATTGGAAATTGACAGGCCCACTACATGATGAAAAGATTGATGCAATGGTTGTTAATTTCGGAGTATATGATACTAATAAAAGAATGGTAGAACTGACAAACAAAAAATTTCCGGGACTACAGAATTTTCTAACTAACTTCACTGAATTAACTATATATTCTCCTTTTATAAGTAAAGAAATTAAAAAAGTATTTGGTGCGATAACATAAATTACTTATATTTTACTAGGTTATGCACATCATAGAAACTAAAAGCGAGTTCACGTCTTTCCTAGAAAAAAGTAAAAATTACGATTGGATTGTAGTTCCCACGTATTGTAATGGAGATCGAGCAGTTCACATAGATTCAATATCTGTAATATTTATTTATGTAATTAATTTAGATTTAGAAGCGCTGTTAGTATTTAATCATACAGAAGGTCTTACTCTTTCAGAAACGCTTTTACAATCATTTCCAATTGATAATAAATTATTTGTATACAATAAAAAACGATTTAAGAAATTTTTAGATCGTTCAAATGTTATTGATATGAGCATGGTTGAGTATTTTCATAATAATCAACCTATAGAAGACGACTTTGATACTCCAGCCCATGAATTTTTTACAAGAAATTTCGAGTCATTTGCAAACCTTAACTGCATTATTCCAATTTCCAAACACATTGAAAAAGCACAATCAATTACTCAAAGATTTTTAGATGTATATGATTTTTTTCAAGAAGACGCTTCATTTATTAAATACAATGATTTAATTTTAGACAGCTTATATCAAATAGAACAAAATGGACTTTTTACAAATTACGAACAATTTAAAATACAATATAATGAATCGGCTTTACATGATGGGTTTGTATATACTGAATACAACTCATACACTACCACCGGACGTCCTAGCAATAGGTTTGGCGGTATTAATTTCGCTGCTTTAAATAAAGACAATGGAGCTAGAACTCCGTTTGTATCTAGATTTGGAGAAAAAGGATTTATGATGTCGTTTGATTACGATGCATATCACTTACGACTTTTAGCGGAATTAGTAGATTATAAATTTCCAGAAAATTGTGAAGTGCATACATATTTAGGTAAATTTTATTTTGATAAAGAAATACTTTCCAAAGAGGAGTATTTAGAATCCAAAGCAATTTCATTTCGTCAGTTATATGGAGGTATAAGTCAAGAATATTTAGTAATTCCATTTTTTGAAAAAATCTATCAATATACACAATTGCTTTGGTCACAATACAAACAAGATGGGTATGTAGAAACTCCTATGTTTGGTAGAAAATTATTTAAATCTTTTTTTACTGATATGAATGCAGCAAAGCTTTTAAATTATACATTGCAAGCATTTGAGACAGAAAGAAATATGGCCGTAATACATAACATACTTAATCGTACAAAGTCTTTCTCTTCGAAGCTTATTCTTTATACATACGATAGTTTCTTATGGGATTTTAATAAAACTGACGGAGCTAAATTAATTCGCATAATAAAAGAAGAATTAGAACAAGGAGGCAAATTTCCAACCAAAATAGAAATTGGAGCTGATTATCATAATTTAACACGCATTACACGTGACGTAAATTAAATTGTAAAATCAATCGCAGAAAAATAAATTTAATATATTTATACATGAAAAAGAGTAACTCCAACCTTAATTATTTTGGTTCAGCTTATTTGCGTATTTTCCGTAGAAAATGAATTAGATTATACAGTAAGTATGATTTCAAAAACATATGATGTTATTTATAAACGTATATTCATATTGTCAATTGAATTAAGTAATGAATTTATATGTAGTTTTAACATTGAAAAAGGAAATACAATGAAACAACTGCCAGGTTCTATGTTAGTACACCGAAAAAAAGAATCTAATACATTGTATACTATAAATTCTTTAAACGCTTTAATTAAACAAGAAAACAATGGAGTAGTTGATTCGAAATTTATTGTAAATTGGAATGATTATAAAAATTCATTTTTGGTAACTTCTAATAATGAATTGAAAATACTTAAAACTAAAGTATATCAAATTATTAATTTATAAGAAATTGTAGTAAAAATTAACTTTCAATATATTTATTTAAAAGTATTTGGTACTTACGTAAGAGTATCATATATTAGGTTATGTTAGTTGTTGAAGATGTAAAAATTACATTAACAATTACTAATTATCAATTAATTATTAACAAATAAAACAAAAAACAAATGGCTATTAATTTAGACGCTATCAAGCAAAAACTAAGTTCGCTGCAGTCTGTAACGAACAAATCAAACAACCTTTGGAAACCGGAACCTGGTTCACAAGTAGTACGCATTGTGCCGTATCAGCACAACAGAGACAATCCGTTTATTGAACTTTATTTTCATTACAATTTCGGAGGCAAATCTATTTTATCACCGATATCGTTCGGCAGACCTGATCCTATTGTAGAATTTGGCGAAAAGCTTAAATCAACAGGAAACTCAGACGATTGGAAATCTGGTAAAAAATTAGAACCGACAATGAGATGTTATGTGCCTATTATAGTACGTGGCAAAGAATCGGAAGGAATTAAATTTTGGGGCTTTGGTAAATCAGTTTATCAAGAATTGCTAGGATTTATTACTGACTCTGATTATGGTGATATCACTGATCCTGTTAACGGTCGCGACATTGCAGTAGAATTTAAAGCTGCTGATCAAACCGGTAAATCTTATCCTGAAACATCAATTCGAGTTAAACCAAATCAAACTCCAGTGACTGACAATAAAGCGATATTAGAAAAGTTAGGCAATCAGCCTAAATTAACTGACATCTTTAAAGAAAGTAGTTACGAGGAATTAACTAAAATGTTGCATAATTGGTTAGATCCAGAAAATGCAAAACAAGAAGAAGCTGTTGCCCCCGCTGCTAAAACTTCAAATCCTAACAAAGCAGGAATTGAATCGGCAGCTCCAGTTGCAAAGACAGATGACATATCTGCAGCATTTGACTCATTATTTAATAAATAAACAAATTGTAATCGAAAGATTGCGTAAGGATACTTATGGCAAAAACCAAAACAATTGTCGACGAAGTGCAGGTGCAAGATGATTTAGCTTCTGTATTAGCAGACAACTTAAACAAAAAATTTAAAAACTCTAATTACAAAGTAGCCTATTTTTTAGAAGGAGACACAGATGCTCCGTCTGATGTAAATGAATGGATATCGACAGGGTCAACTATGTTAGATTTAGCAATTTCAAATCGACCTAATGGGGGTCTTCCCGTTGGAAGGATTATTGAAATCACAGGATTGGAAGCTTCTGGTAAATCTTTATTAGCAGCTCACGCTTTAGCTGACACGCAAAAGAAAGGAGGATTGGCAGTTTACATTGACACTGAAAATGCTATTTCTCGAGAGTTTCTAGAAGCTATAGGAATTAATTTAAAGGACATGTTATATGTACCGTTGGATACTATTGAAGATATATTTGATGCTATTGATAGCATTGTAGAATCAGTTCGAAAAAATTCCAAAAATAGATTAGTAACTATAGTAGTAGATTCCGTTGCTGGTGCGTCAACTAAAATAGAAATGGCAGCAGATTATGATAAAGATGGTTGGGCAACTTCAAAAGCAATTATTTTATCAAAAGCAATGCGTAAAATTACTAACTTTGTTGGTAGAGAGCGTATATGTTTAATTTTCACAAATCAGTTACGTACTCGTTTAGGAGTATCTTTTGGAGATCAATGGACGACATCAGGCGGAAAAGCAATTGCATTTCACTCTTCAGTTCGTCTTCGTCTCAAATCTGTAGGTCAAATTAAATTAGCTAAATCGGCATCAGCCCCGGAAGCAGTGTTAGGAATTACAACACGAGCGCAGGTTGTTAAAAATCGTATGGGCCCTCCTTTACGATCTGTTGATTATGAAATTTATTTTGATTCTGGAATTGATGATTTTGGCTCTTGGTTAACTATGTTGAAAAATTATAATTTAGTTACACAGGCAGGTGCTTGGTATACATATACTAATACCGACACTGGAGAAATTATTAAATTTCAATCTAAAGATTTTAAAGAAAAATTATTAGACGACCCGGAAATGAAAGCACAAGTTTATAAAACTATCTGTGATAGATACATTATTAATTATCGTGCCGGAGAAACGTTTGGTATAGACGATGTCGAAATTGAAACAGAATTTCAAGGAGAAGACTCTTAACAAATGAAAGGTTACGCAGATTTATTAAAACAAATTCGCATTGACCACGAAAAAAATAATTTAGGCCTAGACAAAGACAGTAAAGTGTTAATTGTTGACGGCCTAAATTCTTTTTTAAGAGTGTGGAGTGCAGTTCCGTCAGTTAATGACGATGGCGATCATATCGGAGGCTATATCGGATTTTTACGATCAATAGCTGCTATTATTAGACAATTCAAACCTACTCGATGTATTATAGTATTTGATGGCAAAGGAGGATCTGCTCGCAGAAAGAAAATTTATTCTGGATACAAGGCAGGTAGGTCAATGTCTACTAAATTCAATCGCCGCAATGATGTTGGCGACCAAACAGTAGAATCAGAACTTATATCAATGAAAATGCAAATGGGTAAATTGTCAGAATATTTACAATGTTTGCCAGTAACACTTATATCAATTGATAATATAGAAGCAGATGATACGATTGCATATTTAACTACTGAAGTTTTTCGTCCAAAGAAAAGTGAAGTAATTATAATGTCAGACGATAAAGATTTTATACAATTAATTAACGAGCAAACTTCAGTATGGAGACCTGTAGAAAAGAAATATTACACTCCTAAAGAAGTTTTAGATCGTTTTGGAATTCCATCACATAACTTTATTCATTATAAAATTTTCATGGGAGATGGATCGGATAACATTAAAGGCATAAACGGCATTGGCATAAAGACATTACAGTCGAAGTTTCCGCTGTTGTTAGATGATAAAATCATTGCTGTTGAAGATGTATTACATTATTGCACAACGAAAAAAGATGAACATAAAGTATATCGCACTGTATTAGAATGTGAAGATCAATTGCGTCTTAACTGGCAATTAATGTCTTTAGAAGATTTAGATATATCATCTAATTTTAAGTTAATGATAGTAGATATGGCCGCCCGACCTATATCTAAGTTAGATACATTTAATTTTAAAAAGATGTTTATGCGAGACAAGGTATATACAACAATTCCAAATGTAGATTCTTGGTTGTCTACTAGTTTCAATTCGTTAGACGCATATAGTCAAAAGTAATATCAATATTTTATTTGTAAATAAAAATATTACAATAGAATATCATATATTAGTATATTAAATAAAAAACATGAGTGACAAGTTATCGAATTTCGGCCACGGATTTCAAATAAAAATAATTTCATCCCTTCTTACAGACAAAGCATTTTTACAACAGATAGCAGATATTCTTCTTCCAGAATTTTTTGAGTCGGAAGCAAACCAATGGATTGTCGATACTACTATTAAGTATTTTTATGAGTATGGGGTACCTCCTACATTAGATGTATTTAAAATTAAATTAAATGATGTTGATCGAGAAGTTGTAAAAACTTCAATAGTTGATTCACTTAAAGATTCATATCGATATTTAGAATCTGATGATTTAGATTTTGTTAAAGTTGAGACTGTAGATTTTTGTAAAAATCAATGTATTAAACGAGCTATATTAGAGTCTGTTGAGTTATTAAGAAAAGGCGAATATGAATCTATTAAGTCTACGATTGACGCTGCTATGAAAGCTGGAGCTGATAAAGAAGTAGGACATGAATATAATGAGTCAGTTGAAGCTCGATACAAAGACAATGTAAGAGCTACTATTCAAACTCCTTGGCCAATTATTAATGAATTAGCAGACGGAGGATTTGGAAAAGGAGAACTAGTTGTGTTTGTCGCTCCTGCAGGAATTGGTAAATCATGGGGCTTAATCAATGTAGGCGCTCACGCAGTTAAACAAGGATTGAATGTAGTTCATTATACATTAGAATTAA